AGCTCCTAATGATGACTTAGATGCGAAAGAGATTGACGTTTGTGCATTGTCTGCAATGGCTCAGATTTGTCAGTTTGACTTAGAGCAATCTTTCTTATCTCTTCAAATGAGCAAAGGATCTAACGGAGATTTCTCTGTTCCATCTTTCATGTCTTTCTATTGGGGTGAGATGGCTAACAAAATCAATGGTGACATCGAGTCAATCCGTTGGCAAGGTGACACAGCTTCATTAAACCCTACACTTGCTTTGTGTGATGGTTATGAGAAGTTGTTAGGTGCTCCAGGTTCAGGTGTTATCAATGGTGGTACAGGTGCTATTGCTAACTTTACAGCTCTTGAGGCTGCATTGTCTGCTGCATTTGCTTTACTTCCTGCAACTATTGCTACTCGTACAGCTGACTTAAGATTGTACATGCCTACTCAATTGGTTAACATCTACCGTTTAGGAGTTGCTGCAGGTAACACTCAAGCATACATCACTCAGGATTTGTCTTTGACTTTCTTAGGTATCAAAATCGTAGTTTGTCCAGGTATGTCTAACAACACTTTTGTATGGACTTTGAAAGATAACCTTATCTATGCATTTGATGCTGAGGGTGACTCTTCTGACCTACGTGCTGTTAACTTAGCTGACACTGTAGCTGAGCCTTACATCCGTACACGTGCTAACATGAAAGTTGGTTTTAACTTTGTTAACCCTGCGGAGATCGTATTCTATTCTTAATAATTAATCACGAGCCCTCTACCAAGGGGGCTCTTTAATACTTTTAACCTATGTCTTGTCAAGCTCTTGAAGCCATCTTAAAATCATGCGACAATAACAGTGGTGGTATATACGGTATTTGGATTAACCAACAAGATGAGATAGCTTCTATCACTCCAGCGGACCCATCAGCGGGTACAGGTTGGACTATCACAGCTATCACTCTTCAGACTACTCCTGTATTGTTTGAAAACTACTACATTAAACGCAACACTTCTAACTTCACTGAGGATAGCACTATTGACTTGGTCAATGGTAGCTCTTTTGTGACTCAAACTATTAACCTAATGTTCCACCGCAGAGAGGCTGACAAGTCTCGTGCTATTAAAATCTTAGGTTCAGGACAGCAATACCTAGCTGCAGTAGTATTGGATGCTAATGGTAAGTTTTGGTACTTCCCATACTTACAGGTATCTGCTACAGGTGAGGGTTCAGGAACAGCTCGTGCTGATGGTTCTAAATACTCTGTTACTTTGGTAGCTGAGAATGAGTACCTAGCATACGAGGTTGACCCTACTGCACTTGCTGCAATTGGTATTATCGTATAAAATCCTGCCTCTCTATATTAGAGCCCTGCCACATGGTGGGGCTTTTTTTATGAACATTTGACAAGTCTAATTTAATATAGGTGTGATATACTTAGATCAAGGTGTTATTAATCAGTTTGTATTGACCCTCTCAGAGGTCACTACGGTTACAACACCACACTACTTATTTGTGTTCACCAATGAAATGAATACCACAAGCACACCACAGCTCTTCACATCTGCTGATACAAGTGCTTACCCTGAAAGATACAATCTGTTTACTCTTGATGAGCCTACAGATATAACACTCTTGAAAGGTCAGTACACATACCAGGTATATGAGAGCTCAACTGCATTTGTTTTGCCTTTGACAATAGCACAAACTACAGGAGTAGTTATTGAAGAGGGTAGAATGGTTGTAAGTGGTCCTGCAGGTACATCAATATATGACTAACTATGGCTTGGTACGAAAGACTATTTAACAGCAAACCAAAAGGCCCCGAAATGGTGGAGGGCTATCAATCATTTAGCACCCCATTCCTACCGGTAGGGAGAGGTAACTTGACATTGCCATACATCAATGGCAGATACGTTCAGGAGTCATGGGTGAGATTTGGTGAGGGCAACCTTTATCCTGAAATGCTCAATCAAATGTACTACAGCTCACCCCTACACGGAGCCATTGTGGACTTTAAGACCAACGCTGTGATTGGTGGAGGGTTTAACCTTACCACTGACAAGCTTACACCACAGGAGAAGCTAGAGATGTATAGCTTTGAAAAGAAAGCACACCTCAAGCACACTGTTAAGGCTGTTACAAAGCAGTTAATCATTCACAATAGAGTATATTTCAAGCTATATTTTGGTGAGAAAAGAAAGCTCATTAAGATTGAGAACGTATCACCTGAGAAAGTAAGGGTATCACCATGCAAAAGATACTACTATTTGTCTGATGATTGGAGCACCAGGATAGATACGGAGGTTATTAAGCCTTATCACATCACCTGTACAGATGAAATTCAGCTATATTGCTACGAGGTTAAGTCAGTTGGGCAGGACTACTATCCACTACCTACCTATACATCGGCACTTAATTTTGCGTTTCTCTCGGGCGAACTGTCGTACTTTGCAAAAAGTAACATTCAAAATAGTGTGTTCCCATCCTTTGCTATGATGTTCCCTAAAAGACCACAGTCTGAGGAGGAAAAACACATGATCAAGGAAACTATTGACCGCCTCAAGGGGGCAGCCAATGCAGGAAAAGCTGTGGCATTCTTTGCTAACTCAGCGGACCAACTTCCAAAGATTGAAAGCCTACCTACTAATGGCAATGATAAGCTATTCCATGAGGCATCTGCATTGAATACTGAGCAGATTTGTTTTAGTCACACCATTGACCCTATCTTGATGGGTATTCGTACCACAGGAGCACTAGGCAATGGGTCCGATATCAAACAGGCTTATGTGATATTTGAAAAGAATGTAGTAATGGAGCTACGTCAACAGGTCACAACTATCTTCCAAGAGCTCTTGACTATTGCCCGCATCCCTGCGGAGTTTACAATCAATAACTTTCAGATCATTGGTGACACTATTGTTGAGGTAGATGAAGATACTGCAAAGGTAAAAGATGCATTGAATAGCTTGAGTGATGCACTACTTGGTAAAGTACTTGAGAAAATGACTACCAATGAAATTAGAGCTCTTGCTTCATTGCCTCCAATTGATGAACCTACTAACACTGCTCAGTAATGTTATACTTCATAACCGAAACCTACCTAAAAACTAATACCCCCATCACAGCCAATGTGGATGTGACGGATGTTACCCCATACATTGCTACACAATCGGCATTAAGGATACAGCCTATCCTGGGCACTACGTTCTACAATCACATGTTGACAGCTTACAACAATCAAACTCTTACACCGGATGAAATAGATCTAGTTGAGTTCATTCAGCCGGTCATTGCATGGAGAAGTGCAGAGGATGCAGTATTTGGGTTGACCTATCAGCTAAAAAACAAAGGACTGCAAACTCAAAACGGAGATTATTCTGCAAGCGTATCTCGTAGTGAGGTGGCATTTGGCATGGAGCACTATGCACAAAAGGCTAGTTTCTTTGAAAAGCGTCTAATCAGATGGCTATTAGCTAACCGCAACCTGTTCCCTATCTTTATCAGTACCACTAACATGGACACTGACCTTAGACCAATGTTTAACCATTGCTCTTGCATCAATCAATATCAAACTACCTGTACAGGTATGTGTGGCAACTTCCTTGAGAACGGATACAATAACAGCATCCTTATCTTATAATGAAGACACAGCTCTCTATACTACTTGCTACCATGCAGGCCAATTGGTTTAAGTTGTTAGCTGTTATCTCTACATTTCTAATGCCAATCTCAGGGCTATTGTTCCTAGTTGGGTTTGTGATTGTATTGGATACCATTACAGGAGTATGGAAGAGCATTAAGCACAAGGTGCCAATCACAAGCAGGGGGTTGAGTGCAATCATTAGCAAGATGTTGCTGTATGAGGTAACTGTTATTTTGTTCTACATGATTGATAAATTCATATTAAATAACATTATCCTACAGTTTTTCTCAGTGGAGCTCATGCTCACTAAGATACTTGCACTTATCCTGGTATCAATTGAGGTGATGAGCATAAACGAGAACTACAAAGCAGTGAAAGGCCTTGACCTATGGCAGGCAATGAAAAACCTATTTGCAAGGGCTAAGGATATTAAAAAAGAGGTAGATGAAATTAGACACGACCAAGATATTTCAGGAACGCCTATCTAAGGGGCAATACTTTGAGGAAGAGTCTCCTAAGAAACAAATCTATTTACATCACACAGCAGGCAACGGGAACCCCGTAGCTGTATCTAGGTGGTGGAATAGCAACGGAGATAGGATTGCAACCGCATTTGTAGTGGGTGAGAAAGGATCTATTGTTCAGTGCTTCAGCTCAAAGCATTGGGCCTACCATCTAGGCATAGATAGTCAGGACTTTGCAGTACATGGCCTCAAGTATCTTAACCTAAACAAGCTATCTGTTGGCATTGAAATTTGCAATTGGGGCCCATTAAAGCTCAAGGATGGCAAGTATTACAACTATGTCAAGGGAGTAGTGGACCCATCAATGGTCACTATCTTAGATAAGCCATACAAGGGTCATGTGCTATGGTACAAATATACGGATGAGCAGATTGAAAGCACTCGCCAATTGGTGGAGTACCTGTGCGAGACCTATGACATTCCTAAGACTTACCGGTCAGAGATATTTGCAATAGACAAAGAGGCATTCAAAGGTACTGCAGGGATCTACACACATAACAGTGTACGCAAAGATAAGAGTGATATTTACCCATGCCCTAGAATGATAGCAATGCTACAAAACCTATAGTACATGAGACTTTCAATAATTATTTTGTCGCTAGTATCTACTATATTTGCGACATCCTGCTCAGCTCCTAAGCGTGCTCAATGGCACTACAAGAAAGCACTCAAGAATGGATTGCAAGTGGTCCAGGATAGTGACACCATCCGCATCACTACCATTGACTCATTCCCAATAGTACAGAATGATACTATCTTTTGGGAAAAGT